ATTTGTAAATATGTATCCTGTAAAAGCAACTAGAAGAGATGGTTCACTAGATTATCTTAGAACAGATTTGACAAGAATGAGAGCCAAATATAATAGAATAACTAAGAAGAAAAAGCAAATACATGATAATATTATCAAATGTTTAGAATTTGAAATAATCAAGAGAGAGAAAGAAGGATCAACTGGTTATATGAAAAGATTACCAAAATGGATAAATAGTGAAGAATGGAAAATATATGAAAGCTTAGTAGATGAAAAGAATTTAATTAACGAAACCGAGGAGAAAGATTATGGAACAGAAATCATATAAGTCATTACCTTTAAGGACGATTTCTGATGCCACAACAGAAGCAGTTAATTACATTGACGATAGACGAAGAGGAATTGTCAAGTCTTTATCTACCAAATGGAGCAAATTCAACAGAATGTGTTGTGGAGGAATAGAACCAAATGTTATTATGACGATTGCTGGAATCTCAGGATGTGGTAAGAGTTCATTTATTAACAGTTTGGAAACAGATTTGTTTGATTGCAATCCAATGGGTAACTTTGTTGTATTAAATTTCAATTTAGAAATGCTTTCGTCTCGTCAGATAGGTAGAAAGTTAAGCTACAAGATGAAAAAAACTACACAACAGTTGTACTCTGCGGATTTTTCAGGAAGTAAATTATCAAAAGAAGATTTTGAAATAGTAAAAGAACAAGCTGATAAATTACGAGATTATCCCATATATTACGTAGACATACCGGGAACAGTAGATCAAATAAGGGATACCGTTATTGATTTTAGTAAAAGAGATGATGTTAAAGGAAAGTTAATTATAGTCATCCTAGATCACACATTATTAATTAAAAGTTTATCAGGAGAAGCAGAAAGAATAACTTTATCAAATCTTGAAAAAATGTTCATGGAATTAAAGAAAAGATTGAAAATAACAATAATTCAACTATCACAAATGAATAGGAATATTGAAGCTACGAGTAGAGTAGAAAATAATCAACTTCATTTTCCAATGAGGAGTGATTTATTTGGAAGTGAGGCAATATACCAAACTTCTGATTATGTGATAGTATTACACCGGCCAGAAATACTCGGTATAAAAGCCTATGGAAAAAAGAGAGAGCCAACTGCTGGATTAATATTTGCACATTTCTTAAAAATAAGAGAGGGAGAACCAAGAATATTAAGATTCAAGAATAATTTGAAACATAATGATATTGAACAGTGTGATCTGTAATAATGATTATTAATTAAAATGAATTTTATTATGGTAATTACAAAAAATTTAATTGCATATAAAGAGAATAAAAAAAAACAACAACCAAAAAGAGCAAGGGGAACTGAAGATTCTATAGTTGTTGTTGTGGATACAAATAACCGTGAAAAACTGTCTAGGTTTTTATCAAAAATTAGAAGATTGTTTCCAGATCTTTCAATCCAAAGAAAAGTTTATACTGCAAAAGAAGGAGATGTTATCATTATCGGTAGTACAGAAAACAAAGAAGATATAAGTTTATTAAGATACAGAGGAGAAGGATTTGTTGGAACTGATTATGATGTATATTTTCTAACAAAAAAACAAGGTGTGATTATAAGGAGGATTGAAGAATATTACGAATCTGCTTATAACCTTGCTTGTGAGGATTGTCCTTACAATTATAATCGTCCATCATATCGTAAAGATAATAGTCTTAAAGACCTTCGAGTAAAGAATATAATCTTTGATGGACAATTTATAAATCACGGAGAGAAAGTTAGTATTGGAAAAGACTATGTTAAAATTGGATATGATTTTTATCCAGTATCCAAACGATTTGGTAAAAAAACAATAAAGATTAATAATAATATTTACCGAATTAGTACTGACAAGAACGATAACAAATTCTTAAGAGAATTTTAAGAGTAGAAATATAAATTTTAATATCACAGGTCAAAAATAAGTTACTTCAATTACTTAAGTTAAAAAAACTTATTTAATTACCTGTTTATTCAAGAACATGGGGATTAGTTTCTCCATGTTTTCTAACCTCATAGCAAAGATAACCAATTTATAAAACTACATTTAATAATTTTAATACATGAGTTTTATGAAAACACCTTATCAAATAGCTATAGTTGGTGGTTCTGGTAGAGGCAAGACATATTCTCTCAGAAATATGAACCCAGAAACATGTGGGTTTATTAACATGGAAGGGAAACCACTACCATTCATAAATAAATTTAAGCATTATTGTACCCCATCGAATTGGAGAGAAGCATATGAAAAATTAATAGAATACGCAAAGAATGATGAAATTACAGAAGTTGTATTTGATAGTTTTTCTTCTTATATAGACGGAGCATTGAAAACAGCCAGAGATACAAAGAAAAATTTCGATATATGGAATATGAATAATGAGGAAATTGGTAAATTTCTATACATTATTAAGAAATATCCAAAAGATATAATTACAACTAACCATTACGAATGGATAGAAACAGCAGAAGGAGCAGTGGAGAAAAGAATATCTGTTAAAGGTAAAGAATGGAAAGGATTAGTTGAAAAAGAATATACAATTGTAGCATATGCAGATATGAAAATGAAAGACAATAAAAGAAACTATATATTAAAGCTACAAACCGATGGTACAGATTCTGCTAAAACACCACCAATGTTTATAGAAGAAGACAAGATAGAAATTGAGAATGACACAAATGCTTTTCTAACAACAATTAGAAAAGTGCTATCTAAGTAAAAATAATTAATAACCAATAAATAACTAAACTTATTTAAAATTACAAAAATGTAACAAACATGCCTATGTTATTTTATAAAACATAATGATATATGTATAATGTAACTCCAGAATTAAATAAAGGTGCAGGAGGAAATTTTATAGACGTAGGTATACATGAAAACGTTGAACTGAGGAGATTAGATAAAGATGGGAATGATATTCCCGCAGTAGAATATAATGTTTCTGAAAAAGGAAATAAATTCTTAGCTTTTTATTTTGTAGATCAAAAAGGTAATGTATTGATTAAGACAGAATGGGAACCTACAACAGGAGATGTAGAAAAGAAACAAACGAACATAATGAAAAGGGTTCAATCAATAGTTACTACATTCATACCACTAGATGAATATGTAATGAATGTAACTTCTTTCGAATTCTTCGGAAAGAAAACAGTTGAAATATTAGGAAATAAATACAAAGGTAAGAAAGTAAGACTTAAAGCAGTATATGCTTGGAATAATTATGTTTCATTACCAAATTATACTTTCCCCGGAAATAGATTTATAGAAAGCATGGACACCCCTGAGGACAAATCAGAAGTAAAGATAACATCTATGGATAAAATGGTAAGAGATGATAAACCAGATACTACAACCGGTGAAACAAATTCATATACTACTGATACTCAAACAAGTACTGGTAAAACAAATGATTTACCATTCTAAATAAACTTAAGGTCATGGGTGAAATATCCCATGGCTTTTTTAATTATTAAATATGAGCTATAATACAAATTCTATAAAAGAAGAAGATGTAAGTGTAAGTAAAGACTTAATATTAGAAAAGACAACTCAGTTTGATATATTTAGACACTATATTGGGTCAAACTTAAAACTAGGTAAGACTATTAATTCACCATTGAGAGAGAAAGATAATAACCCTAGTTTTGGTATATTTAAGAACAAAGCCGGTAATATAATGTATAAGGATTTTGGTACCGGTAAATATGGTGATTGCTTTGATTTTGTTTCTAAGCTACTTTCCTTGGACTTTAAGGGCACTTTGGCCCGTGTGTGGGGGGATATAGCCAAAAGAGGCAAAGTATCGTTAGAAGGGCTTAAAATAAGGAATTACAAGCATTCAGGTAATAAAGAGATTTTTATAAAGAGTAGATACTTTACAGCAAATGATGATTCATATTGGGGGCAATTCTGTATATCCAGAGATACATTAAAGAAATTTAATGTTACACCAATACAGCATTATTGGATAAATGATATTATGTATAGGGACGTATACAAGAAAGATGATCCAGCATATGCATTTGGAGTATATACAAAGTTTAAAATATACAGACCATATGTAAAAGATAAGAAAGATAAATTTAGATCGTCTTGTGGAACACACGATATGTTTGGATTACAACAACTGGTAAATAAAGATAAGATTCTAATTGTTACTAAATCCTTAAAAGATGTAATGGTATTATATGAATTGGGTTATAATTCAGTAGCTACCCAAGGTGAAACTTGTACAATACCAAAAGTCATAATGGATGACTTAGTAGATAGATTTGATAATATTTATGTACTCTATGATAATGACAGTGCTGGTATAGAAGGTAGTAATACACTTACAAAAACATATAATCACCTTAAACAAATATACATTCCGGATAATCACAATTGCAAAGACATAGGAGAATTAATAGAAAATAAAGGAGTAAGAACTGCCAAATTTGTAATGAAAAAATTATTGAAAAATGAATCATGTTAAATGAAATTATAAAACAATGGGAAGAAAATAAACAACTTCTCGAAGAATACTTTAGGATAACAAAACAAGAAGAATATAGTAAATATGAAGATATAGTAAAAAAATTATTTGAAATTTGTATTCCTAAAGCAACTGATACTTGTAATTGGAATTTTAATTCAATAACTACAATTGATAATGGTGATTACCAAGGTACTCAATTATTTATTGTACCGTCAACCACTTATCAACCCGGAGTAGAAGATTATGTAATGACCGATACA